TTTTGTAATTTTAATAGATGCTTTTACAGGATTAGTTAGAGCATCAAATGCATTTAAAAGATCTGAAATATCACGAGCGCCAGGATTTGCATTTTCATTAATATAAATTAAAGTTGCATTTGCCTGATCAGCGTTATTATACTTAATATTTGAGTTGCCTGGATCTGTAGCAGTTACGTCTGTACTAAATCCGTACTCAAAAGAAATTCCGCCATAAGAACCTGTGGTACCTTGAATACCAAGATCACCTTGAATACCTGTTGTACCCTGAATAGACTGAGGACCTTGGACACCTTGAGTACCTTGATCACCTACGTCGCCTTGAATGCCTGTCGTACCCTGAACGCCTTGAACACCTTGAGTGCCTTGCAATCCTTGAATACCTTGTACACCCTGAATACCAGTAGAGCCTTGGAAACCTTGAGTACCTTGGAAACCACGGAAACCAGTACTACCCTGAATACCTTCGTTACCGATTGTACCCTGAAATCCTTGTAAACCATCATTACCTTGGAAGCCCTGTACTCCACGGAACGATCCAACATTTACCCAGCTTGATCCGTTATAAACCCATAATTCGTCGTCAGCTTCATCTATAACTGCGTCGCCTGTTGATGGACTTGAAAAGGCAGCGTTTAGAGTGGCCTGGGGGTCGCCACCTGAGTCTACATCAGCAACAGATCCAACAACTGTAAAGCCTGGACCATATCCACCTTGTAAACCGTCTGTACCTTGGATACCGGTTAAACCTTGAACCGCTCCACCTGAGTCTTCAAGTACTAACCACGCGGTACCGTTTGAAAAGTATAAATTGCCGTCGTCGCCATAAGCGATCGCACCTTCATATACAGCTACGTCTAAGGTAATAGGTGTTTGTTGTGGCTTACCTTGACCTACTAATCTGCTGCCACTTATAGAACGAAAGGCCATTAGACGTCATCCTCCTCCGATTGACCGAGAGTGAATGACAATGTTGCGTCTACTGCTAAATTGGTGTCGCACTTGATGTCTAGCGTATCACCAGATTTAAAGAATTGTCCGTTAAGAGGAATAGGAATTGTATCATATGCTGGAATTTTCATATTTCTTACAAGATAAAATGGTGTCTGTGTACCACTATCAAACCTATTTGCTCTTACGTCGACTGATACTGTATTAGCCGTAAAGTTACAAAGAATAAGAGGCGAAATAACTTCGCCCACACCCGGCTCAACAACGTTTGAACCACCGAATACAAGTTCAGGAACTTCATAGTTCGGCACCTCAATCATAATTTGCCAGTTTGTCGTCAACGTAAAGCTTTTGGCGACCGGTTTAGCGTCGGGCGCCTGAGATGTTGAAATTGTAGATATTGAATATGACATTATAGTTGCGCCCTTGAGTTAGATGCTCTTCTTGCAAGTTTTCTAACAGATGAGGTAAACGGACGACCTTCAATTCGACCTGTTCTACCATTAATCCTTAGACCTCTTGCGAAGTATTGGTTGTTAAGTTCGTCAGAGCCTGACCATCTGATTCGACCACCATTTTCTGATAGGACCGAAGCGTTAGCACCAATTGCTGCACCCACGTTTCTAAAGTTCAGCGGTAGAGCGTTTCTGTTAACGCCAGCCGAAGCACCGTTGAACTGGTGAGCAATCGATTCAACCAACGAACCGAATGTTAAGAAGTTTGGTCTAATTACACTGTCGATTAGAACGTTATCAATCAATTCGGTTACCATATCTCTCTGATCTTGATTTACTGCGATATTGTTATTTATATAGGTTTTCATCTGCGTCCATGCGCCAGTGAATGAATCAAGAAGATCGGTATTGTTGTCTGCATTACTATCAATCCAAGTTGTTCCATTGTAGTACCAAATTCTACCCACATAACGGTTACCGCTATTATTTGTTGGAACAATGAATGCATCCCAACGCTTACGTGGATCATCAGAGCTTCCATCTGGTAAATCAGTATTTGTTGGTCTTGTGCCCTTGAATCTCAACTTACGCCAATCAGCAAATGTTGATGGTGGGTTAAAGACCGGGAATACGTGCTGAGCATCAATGTTAAACAATGCACCGACAAATGCTCTTGTTGCTTTATCAGATCCGTCAATGTTAAGTGCAGGATCAATAAATCTAAAGTCATTTGCAAGAATCTTGACTAAGTTTCCGCCATCGCGATATGTTTTCGGTAAATCAATAAACTTGTATTCAGAAGTAATAAATCTTTGAACTTCGCGCTGTAGATCATTTCTGTTATTTTGCAGAATATCTTTAGCAAAACTAAACTGCTTATCATTTTCCCAAGCAAAGTTAGGTTCAATTTCTGGACCAAGTGCTTCAGGACTATTGTAATATAGCGCATTGTAAAGAATCATACCAAGATCAATCGCTTGCTGAACTTGATGTGCTCCACCAAGCTCTGTTCTGAGACGCTGACCAGGATATTTACCCGCAACGATATCACTTACAATATAACCAAGTTGACGATATGCTTGAGCGGTTGCAACTCTTGTATCTTCTGGAACTCTGAGTTCGTTATTCCAGTAATAGAAGTCTGCATTCCATCTTGTCGCTTTGTTACCGCCATAGTTGAAATCCCAGCTCATAGCATCTAGGATATAACCTGCATCGCGCTTACACTTAGTTTTGTTATAATCGATAATTGTAAATTCATCTTGCAAGAATTGAGTTATATCATCTGCAAGCTCATCTAAGTTATCGTCAATTTGTTTTGCAGCCCAAACTTTTCCAGCATCAACCCATGAAGTATTCGGATCAAGGATTTCTGGAATAATGTCCATGCTATCTCTTCTAATTGAATCTTCAACAATTCTTACAAGATCCATTACTTCTTCTTTTTCAGTAGCAGTAGCTGCTGGATGCGTTGTAATATCTTGTTCTGCTGATGTGTGACTCATATGATCAGTATTTACAGCAGTTGCTCTTACAACATCACCTACTAGGTCAGCCATTTCTACATAGAAGTTTGCAGTTTGCTCTCTTTGATCTTTTGGCAATACTGAAATTGCATTTTCAAAGTATAGCTCAGCAGTTCTAACTGTTGCATAATTTGTTGTATAGTTAACGTCGTGTGATAGAGCATCAATCATTACACCAACATCTCTGCGACATTTCTCACGAGAATAACTTAAACCTTTATAAGTTTCGTAAATATATGTCTGTAAAGTTTCTGCAATTCTAGCAGCATCATTTTCAACTGCATTTTTAGCAGAAAGAATTGATGCATCAATCCAGTTAATATGAGGATCTACTCTTGCTGGAATTCCTGAAGGATCATTGTCATCTGCTACTTTTGCTAACATTGTAGCAAGTTCCATTGCTTCTTGTGCAGTTTCTCTTCTTACTGCAAGAGATGGCATTTCTTGTCTAACTGGGTTACCTGTTACATGAGCAATAGCATTTAGTTTAGCACTTACAAATGTATGAGCTCCGCCTTCACCGTAAGCTGTTTTACCAACATTCATAGTAATTGTTGTTGCGTCAGCAGCAGTAATTTTCATCGGTGTATTATAGTATGGGTGATGAGATTCTGGTGCAGCATGTTCTTGCTGATTACCATCAAGAGCACATGTAAATACGATGCTTTCAGGAGCAATTAATACGTAATCACCAACTTCTAAGTTGTGGTTTGCGCCAAGAGTTGCAGTGAATACACCTGTTACTGGATCATATGTAGCACCTGTTGGCTGCCACTTTCTTCCTAGCTCGCGTGGTACATGCTCGTTACGAGTTACCCAGCGAACAACTTTACCAAGATATTCGAATGCTCTTCTTGTAGAGTCACGCTGATCGATTGGTAGAATGTTTACAGCATTTTTAAAGTAAAGCTCAGCAGTACCGTGCATTGCAGAGTTACCACCGTATTGGATATCGTGAGAAATCGCGTCAACAATATAACCAGTATCTCTGCGACATCTTTCTTCGCTGTACTCTAAGTATCCAAACTTATCTTTCAAGTATTGAACAACTGTATCTCCAAGACCCTCTTTACGATCTCTAATGATTGCTGTACTTACTTCGTAATCGTAACCAGTTGCTGCACCGTCAGAAGTATCTGCTTCTTTCAGTTGTGGCATATTAATTAATGAATCATCAAGAATAATATCTCTTACGATTAAGAATAAGTTTTCAACATCAGCTCCTGTTCCAGCAACTACGTTTCCGAATCCAGAAGTAACTTGACTTTCAGCGTTTCCTGCTGTTGGTGTTACTGTTTGTTTTAGAACAACTCTTTCTGCAATTCCACCTACGTGAGCAAATATTCCCGCAGTTTCAGATCTTTGATCTGCTGGGAGTACTGATGTTCCATTTTCGAAGTATAGTTTAGCAACATCTCTCATAGCAGCGTTTGAGCCGTGGCGAATATCAAATGATACTGCATCGACCATAACACCAATATCACGCTCGCATTTATCTCTTTGGACAGTTGTTAATGATGCCCATAAAGTAGGATATGTTTGTTCAAAGTGTGCTTTACCTTCAGCAGCTAAGAATGCTCTGTTTAATTGTAAGCCATCAGTTGCGTTATTATCACTATTACCAACATTAGCAGAACCGAAGTTGTATGTAACTCCAGCATCGCCATCTGTCATGATGCTAATGATATTATTAAATGCGGCTGTTGCTCTTGTAAGCGCAGTACCAGTAAGTCTTGGTAAAATATCATCTTTAACGTATTCAATACCTTCAATTGTTTCCGCCAACTGCTCTTCAATTACTTTGTCTGCACCTACTGTACCTACACGATATGCTTTACCGTAGTATTTTGAAGGGTAATCAGAACCGGTTTGAACATCTCTTGATACGGCATCGATAATGAACCCAACATCTCTTGCACACTTATCTTCATCATATGTGTAATTGTCTTTGCGTACAAAGCGAACAATTTCTTCTTGAATAAAGTGGCGGTTCCATTGTAGAGCTTTACGAGCATATGTTCTGCTTGGCTCCATTGCTGGTGATAGAGCAGTATTTGCTGTAGGCAATCCTGCAAGTCTAGTTTCAGGCTTCTGAGTAATATCTAGAGAACCTCTGTAATCTGGAATTACTAATCTATCATCTGTAATATCAGCAATGATATTTGCCAATCTCTTAGCTTCATCACCTGTAGCAGTATTTGCTGCAGTCAAGCTACGGTTTTGATACTTGATATTACCGTTTACTTGTCTAATAGCGTCAGGTAGTGCACTTACGAATGTATGGGCACCAGTGTATGCTCCAGCATCGCCAACCCACATTGTAATAGTGGTTGCAGTTACACCAATGATAGGACAAGCCCTTGCATAGAACCTATGGTGAGCCTCTGGTGATGCGTGGTTTGTTGGACCGCTTCCTGTGTCACAGCTAAATGTGATCGCATCTTCTTTAAACCAAACATAGTCGTCAGTTGTTAAGCTGTGAGTACCAATGGTTGCTTCCATGATACCAGTAACTGGATCGTATGTAGCTCCTGTTGGTTGGAATCCAGGACCAAAGATAGGTTCATGAATTGTATTTTCAACAACTTTCTTAATTACGTCTGCAATGTGATTAAACGCAAGTCTGGTTGGTTCTCTTTGATAGAAAGGTAGTACGTTGATAGCACCTTCGAAGTAATATCTTGCATTGTAGATTGTAGCATCTTCGCCACCATACTCAAGATCTTCTGAGATAGCATCAACAATGTAACCAACATCGCGAGGACATTTAGCTTCGTTATAACCGAGACCATTGTATGTTTCTGCAATATGATCAATGATTTCAGTTTGATATTTTGGTTTCTGACCTTTGATTGAGTTAAAGCTTGAAACTAATCCTGCAGGATAACCAGCAGTTACCGCAGTAAGTTTTGGTTCTACAATCTCTGGAATTGTACCATCATTTTCAAGAATAACTTCACCAATGTCTTTGAACAGTTTTTCAGCTGCATGAGAAACACTTGGCTTCAACGATCTTCTTACACCGTTAGTTGTTGCACTTACGAATGTATGAACTGCGTCAACCTTAGCAGGACCGACATCTAACGTTACAGTAGTTGAAGTAGCAGAATCAATTCTAACCGGCTTGTTATAAATTGGATCTGTTGGTCTTGGATGTGCAAGGTTACCACCACCGTTAGATGGGCAAGAAAGTGTAATTGCGTCTTCTTCAAAGATAACGTAATCACCTTCAGTTAGTGAGTGAGTTCCTAGTGTCATTGTCATAACACCAGTGATATGATCGTAGTTTACGTCGGTTGGTGTATAAGCTTCAGCCATATTAGCTCGCTTAACCGAGTTTGCAGATGCAGATACAAATGTATGAGCTGTTTGTGGCTCGTGCTTAATAGCATTTGTTGTAGCGCTTACAAAGATGTGTGTCGAACCAGAAGCTGATCCGGCGTTACCAACGTTAATTGTAAACGTTCCATCTTGACGCTTGATACAATTTGCAGTAGCTGATACAAATCTATGCTCACCAGTATATGCTGATGGACCAACATTTACTTTAAATGTGTTTGTAGTTACATCTGAAATTTCTAACCAACGATTTGTAGCATAATCTGTTGTTCTTGGGTATCCTTTTGCTACATAGTGATTGTCAAGATCACATGTATAAGATAATCCATAATCAGCAATCATGATATAATCACCATTGCTAAATCCGTGATTTGAAATTGTAATTACTGTATCACCAGAAGCAGCATCGTATGAAGCATAAGTTGGTGTATGTTCTGTTTGACCAACGTTTGTGATAGCAATAGAATCACCAGCATATGGATCTGATCCTGGTCTTGGATATGTATGCTGAGTAGCATGTCCATCTTGGTCACAAGTAAATGTAAATGAATTATCTACTAGAACAACACCGTTTCCAACTCTCAATCCGTGTTGGCCAACAGTAACCACCATATCTCCATTTACAGCATCGTAAGTAGCGGCTGTTGGAGTAAAGTATTTGTTAGGACCAGAAGCACCGGCGTCAACAGTAACAGTATTTGTAGTTACTGCTGTTACAACATATGGTTTTAATGCATATGGGTCAAGCCCAGCTCTTGGATAAGTTTTAGCAGCCTGGTCTCCATCCATTGTACACGTGAATGAGAAGGAGTTTGGCTCCAATGTTAGTCTGTCACCATACTTGAAATCATGACCAGCAATTGTCATTACAAAATTACCGTTTGCTGGATCGTAAGTTGCATTTGTTGGTGTATAAGTTGTTGTTGAATCTACAATAGTTTGTGTTACTGTATTTTGAAGATTATCAACAACTTCATTTCTTAAAATTTGACCAATCATTTTAGAAGCATGGAAGTAAGCTTCAGCAGTTGGAACTACTTCGTTATCGTCTAAGACTGGAATTGCATTTTCAAAGTAAAGCTTTGAGTTTGTTGCAGTTGCAGCATTTGAACCGTGAGCAACATCCCATGCAGCCAAGTCTACAAAGATTCCCATATCTCTTTCACAAGCTGCTACATCATATGTAAAGCCCGGATGATTTGCAGAGATCCATGCAATTGTTTCTTTTTGGATAAACTCTTTGTTAGCTTGTAGTGCGCCACGAGCTTTACGATGCTCAGGTGATAGTGACATGTCGCCATATATTGGATCAGCAGCAGAGCCAAAGCCGTTTGTCATAATATCGATAATGATATCGAAGCCAGCGTTAGAGCTTACAATCGCGGCTGAATCTGTAAGAACGTCAGTTGCGATTTTACCTTTAAGCCAAGTGATTGCTCCAACAGTTTGAGTAAGCTGCTGGTTAATGACTGCATTTGCGCCTACAGTACCGATACGATAACCTCTACCAGTATAGTAAGCATTTAATGTTGAATCTGTTGCAATATCTCTGGCAATTGCATCAAGAATAATGCCTGTATCGCGCATACACTTTTCTCTGTCATAAACAAAGTAGTTTTCTTTCATGTATGCTTCAACTTCAGCCATCAAATATTCTTTGTTAGCTTGCAAGATTTTTCTAGCACGTACACCTTGAGTTGTAGATCTTACTTTTACAACTGCACCTTCGTCAGCAGATACAAATGTATGAATATCTGTATTTGTTCCAGCCGCGCCAACATTTACTGTAACTGTATTTGCCGTTGTTGCAGTAATTTCAAGAGGCATTTGATAATTAGGTTCACCAATACGTGGGTGGAAGTCTGTTCCTCCGCCGTTGTGTGCACAGCTAAATGCAAATGATTGTGGCATTAATTCAATATGATCTGAAGTTGTTAGATCATGGCCAGGAATTGTGATTTCCATAACACCAGTATTTGCTGCATAAAGCGTATCAGTTGGTGTATAAGCTTTTAGATATTTAGCAGGATCTGAGAAATACAATCCATTTGCATCAATACAATCTGCTTCAGCACTTACGAATGTGTGGTTGTTCGCGTGACCATTAGCGTTACCAACATTGACTGTAACTGTATCAGCAGTAACTGCTTTTACTCTCACAGGTTCTTGATAAGCTGGGTGATCGTATAAAGGAGCAGCATCGTTACCAACTACACCACCAACATCACAGCTAAATACGATTGATTCTGGCGCGATTTTAAGCCACTTACCAACCGGCAAGTCATGCTGACCGATTGTAAGAACCATGTCACCAGAAATAGGATCGTATGTTGCAGTTTGTGGTGTAAATGTACCTGTCCACATATCCGCTTCACGAACAGCATTTGTAGTTGCTGATACGAATGTATGAACTGAAGTATCGCTTGACTCACCAACGTTTACAGTAATTGTTGTTGCTGTTCTTGCAGAAATTGAGATAGGTTTTTTCCATGCTGGATGTCTCTTCTCAGCTTCAATAGCATTTGCTGTAGCGCTTACAAACGTATGAGCTCCGCCACCGTTCTCTACAGCACCAACATTCATATAGATTGTGTCGCCGATTACAGCGTCAATTACAATCTGCTTTTTATAGAATGGATGATGTGATTCTGGAGCAGGGTGGTTAGTTGCATTGTTATCCATTGCACAAGTAAATACAATGCTTCCTGGTTTGAACTCTACGAGATCACCGGCTTTTAAAGCATTTGTACCAATTGTTGCACTAAACTCACCTGTTGCAGGATCGTAAGTTGCATTTGATGGAGTATACTTGATAAAGTCTCTTGTAGGATAAGAATGCTCAGTTGCGTTACTATCAAGAGCACAAGTAAATGTTAAGCTATTTGGCTCAAGATAAATTTGGTCGCCAACTGCGAAATCGTGAGATCCAATTGTGATCTCAACTGAACCTGTTGCTGGATCATAAGCCGCATTTGTTGGCGTATATTTCTTACCGTTGTTATTTAATAGTCGAGTCATTTCATCAAAAGCAGCATTTGCTCTATCTTCAGCAATTGAATCTGTTAAGATGTCAGCAACTTTTGATTTCATGTAGTTAATTGAACCAACGGTTTGTGTTAGCTGATCTGTAACACTTACTTCACCAGACTTAGTACGGTATGCAGCGCCAGTTTGAATTGCGTTGTAGTTCGTACCTAGCATCATGTCTCGTTGGACAGCTGGTAAAATATATTCTTCAGTATCTCTCTTACACTTTTTAGAGTCGTAAACGTAATATTCGTCATCAACCCAGTCCATCATATAATCTTGAATGAACTCTTTGTTAGTTTGTAGTTGCTTACGAGCATTTCTCTTATCAGCAGCGATTGATGTATTATCACTAAACGTAATTGCATCACCAATTACTGATACACAATCGTCAGCAGCTCTTACAAATCTATGCTCGTAATTTGCTGCAGTCATGCCTGGATTTACTGTAATCGTTTTTGCAGACACAGCAATAATTGGCAGAGCAGCTAAATAAGCTTTTTCTTGAATTCTTGGATGAAGAATTTCAGTAGTGTAATTATCGCTTGAGCACTTAAATACAAAGCTTTCTTTTCCAAGATTTACATAACGACCAGGTGTTAGATCGTGAGTACCGATCGTAATCACCATATTACCAGTTACTGGATCATATGTAGCATTTGTTGGAGTATACTTGTCTCCAGTGTTTTGAAGTGCATTAATAATTGTATTGAATGATTTGTATGCATCTGCAGCCGCAGGAGCTGAGTTTGCTTGAATCAATTCATCTGTTGTTTTGCGTAATCTTTGGAATGAAGCAATTGTTTCATTTCTTTGATTTTCTAATACTGTTCTCGCAGTATTAACATAATACGCAAGACCTGTTGTGACAGAGTTGTAGTTTGTATCCAGCAACATGTCAAACTTCGTTGCAGGTAGAATGTACTCTTGAATGTCGCGCTCACACTTGGCGCTATCATATGCGTAGAATTCTTCGTTATTATCAATCCAATCAACGAATTCGCTAATGATCAAATCTCTGTTATCTTGAACAAGCTCACGAGCTGCAACAGCATGCTGATCGCCAGTTGTAGCAAATATAATTGGGTTTGCCGCGGCTTCGCCGTTATTTAAAATGTTAATTGTTTCGTCGAATGATCTATCCAAACGCGATTGAACTTGAGTATTTGCATTTTCAAAGATAAAGTCAACTGACTCTTTGATATGCTCAACAGATCCAACTGTCTCTGTAAGCTGTTCATTAACAACAACATATGAGATTGGTGATTGATAAGTAATACCGTTTAAACGACCCCAGTAGTTACCGTTTGTTGCGACGTCATATGAAGCACTATCGATAATTAGGCCCGTATCGCGGAAACACTTGTCTGCATTATAACCTTGATAGCCAAGACCAGGCGCGCCATTAAATCCTGTTGTAGTATTTGCAGTAAGATAATATACCATATTATCGACGATATCTTGTGAATTCTCATCAAGCTGATCAGCAAATGTGGTGTTTGCAATTAAGTTAAGACCTTGCTTATCAGAATCTCTAGGAGCTTCAGCTGGCTTAATAATTACTGTGCTACCACGTGCACGCATTGAGATGTCACCAAACTGAGAACCTGAGTTGTTCAATGTCATTTGACCGCCATCAAGAGCAAAGAACGCTTGGCGAGTAAAGATTGACAATGAACCGATACCGTTGACACCAGCACCGTTCTTAGCAACGTAACCTGTACCGTTTTGAGTACGAGGTGTGAAACCAAAACAAAGTACGTATGTATAAAGTGAGTCAGTATCTAGAACAGCTCTGTCTGCAAGTAGACAACCACCACCTCGACCAACTAGTCTGTTCGGGAAGTCATCAATACCGATTGATTCGATAGTACCTGTACCGCCACGCTGAGCAAATAACTGATCACCGACTTCTACATTACCTTTTAGATTACGTACATAAATCTGACGGTTTGAATCGATATCGTCAATATATGAAATATATCCTGAAGCACCGCTTGAAAATGTTACTTCGTCATCAATCTCAAAGTTTGATTGTGCACTATGTCCTACTTCTAAATAGAATTCTTGACCTAAGTCAAGGATTGTGCCTTTTGAGTTAAATGGGTTAAGTGGTGGCTCAACGTCTAAACGATTAAAGTTTGAAAGCTGCGTAGAGTCACGAAGATATGGTGAACGACGTAGTAAAGCACCTGGACGATAAGCAATTGCAAATCCGCCTTCAGGCTGGTCGAAGTTATCAACCTCGAAGTTCATGTATGAGAAACCTTGAACATAACAGCCAGATCCAACTAGAACACCGTTAGTGCGCTCCCAACCTTTTTTCTTTTGAATTACTGTTGCATACTGTCCAGCTGTTGATGTCATAGAACAATCATCTGGTAGCATAATTGGCTCATCAACATAGTAAGTACCAGGACCTACCGAAATATGAACTGCATTATTAATGTCATTACGGTCGAACAATCCACCCGCTTTTTCCAAACAAAGTTCTTCAGCTCTTTTTAGAGTACGAACTGGCTGAAGAATAGTACCAGGATTTGCGTCGTCACCATCTGAAGCAACATGCACTTTAAGAGCTTTATTTGTTTTTCTAGAAAACTCGTCATAAAGCTGACGATATGTCATTTGCTCAGTTTCGCCAGTTTTGACGTTCTTTAGAGCAAAGTAAGAATCTTCATCGATTGGAGCTTCGAATGTTTTTGTAAGCTCCATATTGAAGTCAGCAAGCTGTGACTCATCAATAGTTGAGTTAGCAATACGTACTTCGTTTAGATCTGAGTTTTCAATTTTAGATCTGTTTTGTTCTAATCCATCAGAAGTCGAAGATGAAATTGTAATGTTTGTCGCAACAACTTGATCCATGCTACCAGTAAGTGTAGCGTCTTGCAATGTCGGATTAGTAAATGTGTTATTGTTACCAGTACCATCTGAGAAATCAGAATTAGTAATTTGAACATTGTTTGCTGTACTATCATTGAGTTCAGAATTTGTAATTACAATATTGTTTGCGGTTGTATCAACAATTTCTGAGTTAGCAATACGAGTATCCCAAATATCGCCATTTGCAAATCTGGAATTTGTAATTGTAACATTATCTAAATCTGTATCACGGATATCAGCATTAGCGATATCAACGTCAAAGATTTGAGTGTTACCAGAAATTGTTGAGTTCTCAACAGTGCTGTTTGAGATCGCTGTATCAAACATCTCTGAGTTAGAAATAACAGCATCTTCAAGAATAAGCTCATCAATTTGAATGTTTGTAAGGATAAGGTTATTTGCAGTACCGCCTTCAATTGTAACGTTATTGAAGAATGAGTCATCAATTGTAGAATTTGTGAATGTATCGTTATTACCAGTCGAATTATTTAACTGGCCTTGATCTACAATAGTATTTGTAAAGACGTTATTGTTACCAGTACCATCTGAGAAATCAGAGCCTTCAATTGTAGAGTTTGCAATAGCAACATTACGAATATCTGTGCCATCCATAGTACCACGAGCAATATCAGTATCTTCGATATCACCGTTGGTAAAGGTGTTTTGATTCATTGTGTTGTTGTCGATCTGAGAATTTCTGATCGTAACGTTGCTGATTGATCCACCAGTAATGGTAATTCTATCAAAAATCTCATATTGAATGGCTTGAACTAACTCTTTTCGAGTTATGTTTTTTGTACCGTCGTCACCCTGAATCAAGTTAACAATGACAAAGAGGTCCTCGGATCTGGTATTGGCGCCTTTTATCGGACCTAATTCTGAAATCTTTGACATGCGTCTATTACCCTTGTATGTTTTTCTTATTATTTATAATAATTAGCCGTAGCGTTGCCCAGGAAGTGCTACAACAAAATAGCCTTGATCTTTTTTTGTTTTATGTCCAAATGAGTATCCCAAACCGCTTTTCACAACATCATTATATAAGTTTTCAGGACCTCCCCAAATTTTCCAATCATCAGTAATATTTTCTTGATCTGTTCCAGAAGCTTCTAAATTATCTTCTGAGTCAAAATAATCTACTTTCATGGTTCTTAGTTTTAAATTAATATGATAATGTTTTTTACCTAACACATTACCTTGCTTATTTAAATAATAACCATTTCCCCAATGCCATTCTGTACCCAAGTCGGCAGGTTTATTATGAGTTGTGGTAACATAAATTCTAAGACTTTCAGTACTCAGCGTGCCTAAATCAATGGCAATTAAACCGGTTCTTGTTCCTTCAGGGCCAGGCTCATATAATCTTCTTGGTATTGAAAATCCATATTTGCCTACAAAGTTATCTATATCTTTTCTAATTTCTTCTGAGTTATTGCGGATGTAAATTACAACTGAATGTGTATCTTGGCGTCTAACGAATTCTAATGTAGTTTGGATACTGATTGGAAATATATCTAATGCTTCGTCTAGAATATCATAATAGCCTCGAAAAATATTTGAATCTACCATCATACTACTCCACTAGTAGGTACAGGAAATCTTGTTACTGTGCCATTTCTATTTACACGAAAACCAAAATAATACGATTTATTTCTATCAGCGTTAGATCCACCGCCACTGGGTGCAAATTGGAATAATTGATTAGCAGCACTATCCACAGTAAATTCCATATAGCCTGGATTTCCGTAACCGCCGTCGTGGTTACCTACATCAAATGCTGGAGTTCCACCTTTACCAACTTGTACGACATAGTCTACTTCTACATCTATATCAAGTTTGCCTTCCCATCTTCCGTCATGCTGTCCACCTGCGCCGGCTTTACCCCATTCGTCAGCGCCACCTCTGTTAATCAAACCAAAGAATTCATAGCTATCTCCATTACCTTGGTCGCCGCCACCGCCACCGCCAGCTGCACCCCAGTGCCCCCAAGGTGCCGAGCCACCAGCACTATTTCGAGCGGCTGCTGCGCCACCTACACCAAAATCAGAACCTTCTCCAGCAGTCGCATTAGCATCGCTAAACGCGTTATTGAGTCCGCCTAGTCCACCAAACGTGCCCGCTGCAGACGGGCTAAATATTTGTCCGTCCCGTGTTAAGTCGAATGCACCTTGTATAAAATAATTTCTTGCAATTACATCAGGTACCACGCCGCCGTTTACATCTACACGTTCATCAAAAGTTGACATAAGCATAATACCTGTAGCTCCGCCCGAACCCGCATTACTTACAATATCAGAATTGTTTTCAAAACCAGAACCACCAGCTCCACCGCCACCATACGCTTTAAATTCTAAAGTAATAATTTTAGTAGCACCGTAAAATTGACCCAAAGAAATAGGAAGACCAGATCCTGCTACGGGAATAGCAGAGTTTGCATTTTTATTGGGTACATAATTGCCACCACGATAATAATCACTCAGTGATCCAGTACCGCCAAACTCATCAATAATGTCTTGGATGTTAATGGGACCCGATGTCTTAATAGGCATTTACTTCCCCACTTTTGCCGATAGTTCCTTAATGGCCTCTATAAGTAATCCTACTAGATTTCCATGTCGAACTGCGTATGTCGATGCGCCTGTTTCCGGGTCTGTTGTTTCATATACAATTCCTGGCAATACTTGCTCAATTTCCTGAGCCATAACACCAGTCATTTCTTCGCCGGGTCTGTTTTTGTAGTTAAATGTATATCCACCGAGCTGCATTACTTTATCTAAAGCATTTTCAATTGGATTAATATTTTCTTTCATTGCAATATCAGAAACAGAAGCAAAGGCAGTAATATCTCCTGTTGCACTTACTGTATTAAATAAAACATCCGCGGCTTCACCGACCGATTGTCCTATAGAAATAATACCGTTCGCTGAATCGTAAGTTACGCCCGTTCCTCCTTGCAAGGAGGCTCTTGCTCTTGCAGTCGTGAAATAAAAGTTATTAGCACCTTCTGTAAGGGCATTTGTATTATGGTTAGTAAGTGAGCTTACTGTACCTAAAACGTTACCTGTAAATGTCGCTGGAAGACCACTGCCTGGTCCGTTTTCAAAAACTTTTACTCCGTCTGGCGTAAAAATGTCTCCGTAAAGATTTCCTCTAATATCATCACAATTGATTAGAGTTGCATTAATTGTATTTGCAGTTAACGTATCAGAAATTGTAGCGTTAGCAACTTCGATTGTACCAGTAGCAACGCCATTCGCGGTTGGGAAAGTAATTTCAGAAGTTACGATAATGCTTGGAACTGTAAGAACACCGTTAGGTGTTAAAGTAAGCTGTGTACCTGCTTGAGAATTCATGATAAAATTAGTTGTAGTACTATTTTCCATACCAATATCCCATGCATAAGCACCGTTGGTATATCGTGTTCTACCACCTGACGCGGTATATTGGAAAGTAGCTACAACTGACTGAGTAGCACCTGTAATTGTAACTGGAGAAGCATAAGCAATAGTTCCACCAGCAGTTCTGGCAGCTACCGCATCTGTTTGAAGTTCATCAAATACAACAACACTGTTTGCCGTAAAGTCGCCAATAAGAGTAGCATCACCAGTTGTGCTATCGCCGGTACCCGAAGCAGTCATAGTATTATTTTTAAAGAGCAAAACCATTTCATTGGTTTTATCTAACCAATTCTGAAATGTTTGGGTTGTTGCTATTTCTGTAATATTAGGCTTGGACATTGATTTGTTTCTCTATTTTTTCTAATCGCTCATTAACGTTTTTTAAGCATTGCTTTACTTCATCACAATCACGAATAAGCTGGTCAACCTTACGGCGTAATGCTCTTTCTTGTTTATATTTATTTAAAGCTGTGACGTCGGTATTAAGTACAGCTCCGCTATTTTCATCTCTGCGCAATGCTGGATTTATCATGTTAATGCGATCCCTCTATAATCTTTAACAAACGGCGCATTAAATTGATTTGGAGCTAAGAGTTCGATTTTAATTGAAAAGGCTCTATATCCATCAAATGTACCAGCCGTGCTTGTATATCTAAGTACACCAGAATTTTTATTAGCATCAGCTACAGCATAACGATACTCTCTAAAGTCTGATGTATTAATTGAAGATGAATATGTATTTTTACCTTCAATCATTTCAAGCTCAATCCAGTTAATTGTATCAAACGCTGAGCTGTCTTGCGTATGCTGTGGTCTAATATAAACTTTAATGTCAGTACCGTTTGGTCTATATCCCGTTAAGAAAACATTTAAATCTTCGGCATCTAAATCTGCCGCTAACTCAATGCGTCTTGAAATATATTTTGATGTAGTTGCTGAAGTATTTGTAACTTGATATTGATATGCTAATATCGTTGCTAATTCTAAATCAACAAATGGAGTTGATGTTACATTAGACTTATTAGCCATATCTACTTTAATATCAAATGTTTTCGGATTAATAAAGTTGTTTGATTTACTATAAATTACTGCACCTTTGCGAGTAAACTCGTTATTCTGGCCAAAGTTCATATTCATATCATATGTTGCAGAAAGATTACCAGGATCAGTAAATGTACCTTTAAGCTGTGTAGTAGTTACTGAATCATTTGATTTTTGAATCAATGGCTGAATATAGCTCACATTAATATTATCTACAGAACCAATTGTACCACTTGTTCCACTCGTAAATCCAGTAATGGTATCAGTTGCAACAAACTTTTTACTATTTGTAGCAGAGCTTTGTTTTATATGAAGCTCATTTGCTGTTCTTTTATTATAATGACATACAATACCAGCTACAAGTGGTTTACCAGTTGCAGTTGCTCCATTGAATGGACATGGATGATCTGTAGTCATTTGAGTTGAGCTATCAACACTTGCGATTCTAAAGATTTCTGAATTGCTTCCAGCTGTAACCATGATGTAATCACCGGCTGCATAATCGACAGCAAAGTCATTTCCTGACTGTGTAATTACATTTGTATTTTGAACCATAGCAACACTGTATCCAGCGCTTACATCTTTGTAGACAATTTCGCCTGGAGTAAATCTTCCATCCCAGTCACTTAATGTTAAGAATTCGTGATCATCGTTTGTAAGTGTAATGGTACCAGTTGCATTGTTAAATTCATGACGATATAAGTTAAACTTAATATCTTCGTCTTGATATGATTTCCATGCACGGTTGTTTGTTGATGTAAATAGAACACCGTCACCCCAGTCCATAACAACCGAACCACCCGTCACAAAGTCAGTACCACCAACTTTTGCTGTGTAGTGCAAGTAATTTGGATCATTGGCATCTGGCATAATTACCACTGCATATTCTTTTTCAACATCCATACGAACTGGTGCATCGAATTCTATTTCAGTAACCGCTGTTGCGTCATTTGAAACATTTACTTGAGAAGCTTTTAAATGCTTTTTAGAGAATGGCAAAATAGTACCTGATGGATAACCATTGATAACTTCGCGAAGTGTAATTGTTACGCCGTTTATATTACTTTTACGTCTAAAGAATAAATCAACTTTTGAAATAAATACGGTATTTGAACCTTTACCCATACCTTTCTTAATAAAGAATGTTTGAGCAAGAGGATCACCGCCGAAGCGGCGTGTTTCTACTCTATTTGCAAGGTTTCGTGTTGTTGTCTCTGAAATTTCTGTAACCTCAGGAACTCGTGTAGAAAGTGTTGATTTTTCTTGAGAAATGTTGTAAGCATGATATGCAATTTCCGCTTTAGAAGTAGAAGCTGAATCAATGCTTGAGAATTGAGCAACATCAACAACAGTTAAAACTCTGTCGCCAACATAGAACGTTGCGTCAGGAATCGAGAATATTGCTCTCAATACACCGTTTGCATCTGATTTTACAATATCACCTTTCGATCCGAATCTTCCAATATCTCTAGCAAAATCTGAGTTGACTGTGCCAGGAGTAATATGCGCATCTACAGCAGTTCCATCAAAGAAGAAATAATGTCGTGTGTTTGGCCTCAGACCTGAAACATAAACCTTAATATCACGAGCTCTCATAAATGGATTAAACGCTACGTTAGTAACAAAATCACCAACTAAATTTGAGCCTACGTCGTTTACTTGAATGCTTTGTTGAGTTACTTCTTCTGTTCTGTTAAATACTCTCGTTCTTCTGTTACCGTTCCAAGTTTCACTAGCAAGTGATTCTTGAACAGCCCCTCTTTGCTCACCAGTAATAGGTAAGAATTCTTGAAGATCTTGGAATGGAGTAACTAAATCAATTTCAACTGGAGTTGGGTTTTGAACAGTATCATGAGCCATATCGTGGCTTGGTGATAATTCTGCATTACCGCTGTATTTCCAAAAGTTACTTACGCAGTTTCTAAAATTAGTTGCATAAGATTGACCTAACAACTTGATGTTTGCATTTCTGCCAAGAGTTCCTGTTTCTGCTTCGTTTACAGTTGGGAAAATAGAAGCACCGGTCGATGATTTATATTTTAAATCAATTGGATATGTTTTTACTGCAGGAGTAAGAATGCTTTTATCAAAATGAATAGCAGCTTTATAATTAGGATCATCGGTATTTGCAATTACCGTGTCGTTCATTGGATCTACTATATAACCATTTTTGAATCTTGTCAACCCGTTTTCATCTAAAACTGTAAGATTTTCTGTGCTTTGCTCTAATTGATTTAAAGAAATATAGTATTCAAGACCTTCAATGCGCTTTTCAATTTTTTCAATATCGCGCATTGTATAAACTTGTGTGCCTTTACCTTTAATTTTAACAGCACAATCTAACTTACCTGCCTCTTGAGCTTCTCTTGAAGATAGAACAGGATAGCCAGGAATATTAACTTGACCAATTACAAGTTCGTCTGGGCCAACTTTCGGAGAAACTGGATTTTCTGACTCGTCACCTTTTACAATCGAAGTAATACCGTAAGAATCGATAGTAATTAAGTCAACTCTTCCTAGATAATGCTCTACGTCTGTTGTAATATTTGAAGATAAAGCTGGAACTGCAAATGATCCAGTAAATGCTAATGTATATCCTCCGACTGCGGTAGTAACAGTACCTGCACCAGAAGCAGAAGTATGAGTATAAGCCACGTTTGAATCTTTATCCACATGTGGTCTGAAATCAAAACAGTTTCTTAAGTTATAACCTCTTCCAGTAGAACTAATATAAGTATCTAAATCTGTAGATTTTATTGTGTTTGCCGCAGGTGTAGCACTATCATCAATAGGATAACTATTAATGTTAAAGAAATATGAACCTGAAGATGTTACTGGTTCAAATACTCCTAATTTAATTGTAACTGTACCATTTGCTGGCTGAGGACGACCGCTAATATATTCCATATATGAAATATCATAGAAGTGATCGTTTTGGTTATTATATAGTTTGAAGCTATCTTTAATGTCTGTACCAGTTCCGGTGGAGCCTTCCCATACACCTAGAATTTCGTAAGCATCAGGGAACCCCAAACTATATCTTGCTGTAGCTGATGAATAAGTAATTTTTACATACACTTCTTTAGCAAGTTTTGCGTGCGAATTACCTTTCGTGCCTTTTAATCTCTTATTAAAATATAACTGACCGGCCGGAGAAGAAACTCCAGGATCAAGATTCACTGTTAATTCAGTACTATTGTTTGTAACACTATGACTTACAATATCTACCTGAGTATTTGTAGCATCTACAAAAACCATATCGTCCTGATTAATTGCAAAATCTTCGTCAACTGCAGACGTAATTGTAATTGAGTCTCCTGATACTGATACGTTGTTATCTGTGCCACGTACTGGAACAATTGTATCTGATACTGATCTTAAGAAAGATGTTCCTGAATCAAATATCATAGGAGAATTTTTAAATTCTTTTACTTTTGAAGATGCGGCAATAGTTGCTACACCACTAGTACCTACAATTCTTGTTACTGATTCAAATACATTTGGTGGTGTCATTTTAACACCAAATAGATATAATTTTTCTTTTGTTACGTTTCTTACGAAAGCTAAACCAATTACGCTGCCGCCTCCGTTTTGTAAAGAAACAGGACTATAATCTAGATCAAATGTGCCACTTAAGTCTGTAATATCTACATATGATCCATAGTCAAGTGAAATAGCTTGGTCGTTTTGTGTAACAGTATTTGCTACATTATCGACATTAAAAGAAATTTTACCAGAGTTTTCTACTCTGAATCCTTTTACATATGCA